TAGAACTCTCTTCGTACTTTTACGGCAGGTCCAATTGAGATGACCATACATGGTAATCGATTATTTGAGGATATGAACCAAAGATTCTATCGCTCACATCTCAAGACAGCCAGCGTTGTCGGTTTTTCACCTCTGAAAGGAGGGTGGAACGAATTGTACCGGAAGTTGATGAAGCACCGGAACGGTTTTGCACTCGATGAGTCCCAATATGACTCGTCTTTGCGCATTTACCTAATGTGGGCATGCGCTGAGTTTCGCTGGAAGATGCTCCGCGTCGAGGATCAAACACAAGAAAATTTGGATAGACTGAAAATCTATTACCGGAATTTGATCCATACCTTGATCATAACATCCGAGGGTGTTTTCGTGATGAAGCAGACGGGTAATCCGTCGGGCTCCGTGAACACCATTGTTGATAATACGTTGATCTTATACATGCTATTAGCGTATGCATGGATAATGACCAGTTCTGAAGTGATGAACACTTACGCCGCCTTTGATGAGGAATTGTCTTTGGCTTTATGTGGCGATGATAACACTTGGACTGTGTCAGATGACGCTTTGCCCTTCTTTAATGCACGATCTGTGATTGAAGAATGGAAGAGGATTGGTGTTACGACAACCACCGATTGCTTAGATCCTAGGAATGTTGAGGAGCTTGACTTTTTGTCAGCCTTCACGGTTTTTATTGATGGCATTGCTGTGCCACTTTATAAACGTGAAAAGTTGCTGACGTCACTCCTTTACTCCCGATCACCTGATGAACCAGCCTTTACGTTGCTGCGTGCGACAGGGCTGCTCCGCATTGCATGGGCTGACACCCAGATGCGAGGGTATCTCAGAGAATTGATCGAGTGGCTCGTAGTTGAGTACGGCGAGGTTTTGAAATATGAACCTGACTGGAAAGCCGCAATGAGCCAGATCCCAACGGAGAGAGATCTCCGAGACCTGTTCCTTGGTCCTTTGGAAGGATATCCCATGGTGAACCAGTCGTTTGTTATAACTCCTGAGAAGGCGTCAAGACTTGGACACACATGTGGTGGGATAAAAAGTAGTGCGACAATGAATCAGATCGGACTACCACAGAGACCACGAGGAAGGAGACAGAGAAAGAGACGGGGGGGTCCTCCCCCCCTGCCCCAGCGAGGGACAAGACAATACCTTGCTGCTGCAAATCGCCTAGCGTTTGCACGCCCGGCTGGCCCTAGAGGCCGGCGGAGGCGTTCACGTAAAGGCATGAAGCGGAGGAATAGAGGAATGGGTGGAAATAATTCTACCCGTGCTACCGGTGCGTTCAATATGCCCGGGATGCCGAATGGGATGCGACGCTTGAGACGAACACCTTTCGGGGAAGATGAGTTTATAGTTGATTTGCTAGGCTCAACGACCTTTGGAAATGGTGCGAATGCTGTCGCCCAGCAGTTCGCTGTGAATCCGGGAAATGTAACAACCTTCCCTTGGTTGAGTGCTATTGCTCCCAAGTTTGAGAAGTATGTTTTTACTCAGCTTGAGTTCTACTACAAGCATGAGGTGTCACAGTTTGCCACCGCGGTGACGGTTGGCAAAGCAATTTTGTCGTTTGATTACGACGCTGCTGATGCACCCCCAACCACAAAGCAAC